GGGGATCCCTAAGGATTCCGAATTGGCTAGAGGCATTGGTTGTTTGGTACCAACGCCCGCCGCGCACACGCGCGGAGACAAATTTAAACCAATGGCACTGAGTGCCAAACCAACAGCCGGAGAGAAAGGGCCGGCGACCATAGGTCGCCTGCGTTCAGCTCTCCGGACGTTAGGACGCGTTTCAAAAAACGCGTGCATTGGTTTTCTCCTCGATCAGGTATCGTCTTCCCTGATCGCGGAGTTCCTGCCCACCCAACCACTCCCCAGGATGTGGTCACAGGTGTCGGCAGATGATCTCGCGAAGCGATTCCTCGCACTCGCAGCTCCAGTATCCCTTCTTCTACGGACACCATGGAAGAATAAGAGCTACAAGTGCGTGCAAGCCATTGGCAAAGATTTCGCCAATGCATGCCGAACGCTCCTTGAGCTAGACGGAAACATCGATCAGGACTCTGACTATGTCAAGTTCTGGATTAACCGCAAGTTTCAAGTAGCCGTCGGCGACGTGGGTTTACCCACAAGGCGGGAGGGGGGGAAAGTGGTGAAGGTCAATCAAGTCCTTGACACCGAGCACACATTGTTACCGTGCTCTCCCCCCCTCACCGCAGCGGGCTTTGCCGATCGTGACTTGTTCACCGGCAAGATAGCCCAGCTACTGCGTGTCGTTCTTCTCAAGACGCGCCGGGGCGACCCTAAGACCCTTTCCATCATGACCTCGTTCCTGATGCTGAAGAAAGGTTGGTCGTCCTTCGGAATCCCATCTTTAGTCAAGTCATTAGTTGGCCATCAGGCCTCCTTGACTCGGAGACCAGAGCCCCTTCCGGGCCTGCTCAGCGACGCCATCCGTGAAACGGTTATTGGCGTCCTCCGAGGAGTTGACCTCAAAATGGAACCCTTCCAGAAAGTCAAACTCCCCCTCAAGGCCTGCGTATCCACGTGCGGTGTTGACGGTGGCGCAAACGCGGCGGTTGCGTGCCTACTCGGCCCGATCCTATCCGCTAACGTCATCGAAAACTCCTCCATGTTCGCAGAAAGTGGGGATTACGACGAGTTCACCCGCCGGTCCACGACCCAAGTTGTGGCCGAACGGGAGCGAAGGAACCGAAGGCTTTTGAAAGCCCGGAACGTTAGGATGACCCCCGATGCACTCGACCAGTTCGACATCACCTATCGTCCAACCGTCAGTGAGGAGTTGCCCCGTGCACCCCGACTGAATTTGGTTCAAATCGACGCTATCGAGAATTCCGCGAAACGCGAAGTTTTTGGTAAGGTCGAGACGGTCCGTCAACTGCTTGCTGACGTGATTGAGCCCTCGTTGCTCATCAACCACGTCACGTGCATCCCGGAAGCTTGCAAGTACAGAATCATCACGGCTGGCAATGCCATCGTGAATGCCTCGCTTGCAACACTCCACGGTCACCTCCAGAAGTGCTGGGCGGCCACTCCGTACTACACCGGCCCCAATTGGGAGCTGCGTGTGTTAGAATGGGGTCCCGTCTTTGGCCTCGATGGTGAGTTGTTCGTTTGGAACTCTGTAGATTATAAGAGTGCCACGGACGACCTAACCAGCTGGTCGACACTTGCAGCGTCGGAAGCCGTCCTCGAACATTTGACCGAGTTCCTACCTGAGGGTTTCAAAACCTTCCTAGGTGGGGCTACGATCGTGTACCCGAAGGACAAAGCCACCGAGTATGCTTTCAAATGGACCAAGGATTCCACCGGACAGAACGTCCCTCCCCTTCTTCAGGAGAGCATTCAGCAGACCAACGGTCAGCTAATGGGTCACATCCTTTCATTTCCGTTGCTCTGTATGATCAACCTCACCACACTTAAGCTCGCCGTAAGGCAAGCTGTGGTAGAAGGTTTGATGTCACAGGAAGACGCCGACAAAGTAATGAGTCGGGTACTTATCAACGGGGATGATCTCCTTTTCGCTTCGCCTCCATGGTTCGTCGCGTATTGGGAGAAGGTCGCGAAGAGTCTCGGCCTGACCACAACGGTCGGGAAGAGTTTCTCCTCGTCATCATTTGCAATGGTGAACAACGTTTTCTACAGCATGGTCTCAGACCCTCTGAAGTGGAAGACGGGAAAGCGTAACCAAATTGTGGGTTATCTCAATCAAGCTATTCTCTACGGTAAGAACCGTGGGTTACAGCTAGAAGAGTTATCACCAGACGATTTGGAAGCGACATCTCCACCAAGCAACTACCTCGGTCGGACCTTCCGCGAAATGGCTGAGAGGCTTGAACTTGGCCTAGCCTCCGAGTATCTCGACGGTTTCCTCCGGGCATCGCCCTGGCCGGACCGTCTTGGTTCGCGTGTCGTCGTTCCCCATCCTTGCATTGCAGTCTCTGCAGGTGGGTTGGGTCTCACCAAGGACCAGGTACCTGAAAGATGGACCCGGGCCAAAAGTGTGAACGACGTTCACCGCGCACTTGCTGGTGCCTCAATCACAGGACGCTCATCCTCGCTTTACGCGAAAGATAAGGTACCTAGAGACACATCAGCACGCGGTGAGATCCTACGCAACCTGCCCAAGCCATGGCCCGTCATTGACGGTTTGCCCGATGGCTCGCCTCTCCACAAGTCGTTCCTTACGACCCAACGTCTCTCGTCCGACGAGCTCCTTATCCACTGCACCTGTGCAGGGGTAGGTCCGTTTGACCCAGAGACAGGTGAGTGCCCTATGGGTGGTACGCGGTGCGATACCAAATTAGCGAACTTGCGAAACGACATCAACCTGCGCGCACCCAAAGGGTCTGCGGGCGAGAAGACGTTCAAGAGCTGGAAACAAGCATGCGTCGGCACAGCGAAGCTGGGAGCCGAAACCGTGCTGATCCGCCGGCTCGAGAAAGAGTCCGTGAGAAAGATGTTGGAGATTGTTCCATTGACGGCAGACGATTGTCTTGCTCTCAGTGTCACTCACCTCTATCCATCACTTCCACGCCGAATGCCAAATGCTCGTGTTTCCTACATAGGATCGGGTGTTTCCCTTAGCCAAGTCACCAGTGAAATCTTTCCTGGCACGACCCGGTTTGAGGCCTACGCGCAATCGCTTCTCGTCCCCAATGCAATTGCATTACCCATCAAGATGCGCAAGCTGGGAGTACACAAGAAGTACCGACACAAAATTATGCAGAGCGCCCTTTGGGAGCTTGGTACATACGGTTGTGTCCCTGACGAAGGAATGGATTCCGGAAGTCAGAGGAAGGGGCAGAGTCCCGAAGATCGTGCTCTCCACGCCGACATACGTTTCCCGACCTCGTGTCATGAAACCTACGTCCGTGGGAAGACCGGTTGGGGCCTGACTCGGGGTGCCAAGGACGTCCAAACCGGCGTTACAGCGGCCTCCAAGATGAAAGCGGAGCAGAGCCTAGATGACTACGTAAAGTGGTGCATCTCTGGACCTGTTCTCACCGCAACGCCACTGTGCCTTGCGAATCTTGGTCTTCCGGTACAACCTCCCGTCCGTCCAACACTGACCTTTGGCAGTTTGGACGAAGTTGAAATCGTTTCCGCAGATGACATACTCCCTGGCGGCCAACCGCCCAACCAGCGACCAAACGAGCCTTTCTTGTTGACTCGTAAGGTGACTCCACGTCGACGGATTTCCGGAAGACGCTTGGAGAAGGCCCTGATCGAAAGATTTGGTCCTCTCGATGAAAGAGGCGCGGATGAAATCAACGCGCCCGACCTTCGTGAGTCGACCTACATCGGTCACATCGGATCCAATGGGCCCGCTGTACCAGGAACCTCGCGTGCATTCCGAATGGGCCCAGCCTCGTTCGTGACCGCGATTCCTGAACATTAATGGGGTTTGTCACCTCATCCTCCAAAGTGGTTCTCCCCAAGGGAGCAAGAATGTCCACGCTAAGGCCTCGCGCCGGAATGCCAACAGAATGCACGGAGGAGCACTCGCCATACCGCTCACAGCGGTGGAGCCAACACGCAATGCACATGAGTGCTAGCTGAGTTTGGATGCCACTTACCTGTTAGGTTTTGGGAGTGTAGTGACAGATGATCATTCGGACCAGTCTGCCGGTCGGATCCCATGAATGGCAAACAACATAGTTCAACTGAACTCGCGCAACGGTCGCCGTCAACCACGGCAGCGCAAACCCAAGGTCCAACGGACGAAGGCCCGGAGACCCCGTGTCCGAACCGTTCCGACCCGCCCCCGCCGCAAGAAGTCTCGACTCTCAACTGCTTCCGCAGGACTCGCCTCGACCTACGCAACCATGGTCTCGAACCCCTTCACCGCCCCACTCAGGGTCGGGATGTTTGGGGAACAGGCTACTGGAATTATGCGTTTCAAGCGGTCCTACAGTTTTGGCGTTGGTACCAACAACACGCCGGCCTTAGCTGATACCTGTGGATTCATCCTCTGGTGTCCGATCACCAACTCGCTCGGGTACATTACCACGGCGAGTTACGATCAAGGCGGGTCATTGGTGCTGTACAAGGCCAACGCGGCGTCTGCCCAGATGATTAACACTCCAGGCAACTCGCTTGGCGCGACAACCTACTCGGCTTTCGGGGCGGCTTCCCTCTCCGGAACCACCACTTCCGCCACTACGCCTGACAACCCCTTCCTCAACTTCACCGCGGCGAAAACCCGACTCGTCTCTTCGGGACTTGTTCTTCGCTGCATGTGCAATCCGTTGAAGATTTCAGGTGAGTACATCAAACTCGAGGGCATTCCTTGTGACATGCTCCTCGAGAACGGAACCGACGACGGCATTTCTGTCGATAACCTCTTTGAGATGTCATCCCACACACCTCAGCCATTCATGGCTGGGAAGTCGGTAAGACACATTTATCTCAACGATCGGCACAATGTCGGCCAACACGTGGACTGCCACGACGAGTACCTTGTCGGTCCCGACGGGAGCGATGGAAGACACTCCCCATTCCAAATCACCCTTGACGCGGCGAAAGCCTCAGTT